CACCGATACCTAAGAGCCCTAAAATAGCTGTAAGATCATTATTATTTTTCTTCTGCTGTTTTTCGAGAGCGACCTCAGTCTCACGTCCGAAAGCAGCGGCTAGGTCTGCCTCAGCCTCTGGCCCGAAATTAGTAACTACAACATCTTTAGGCTCTTCAACAATCTGTCGCGGTTCACGTGGTTCAGTGGAGCCTTTCGACCGCCCATCACCTTTACCTTTACCGAAAATAGATGAACGTGGTCCTTTTTCTAAGGCTTTTAATCTCTTTGCAGTATCAGCTGATACTTTAGTTAGTAGAGAGATTGCTTCTGCAATAGTAGGTTCTGCCATACATATATTTATACCCTACACTACGATATAAATAAATCTGGGGTAATATCCAGTTGCTCATCAGCAGTGAGGTGATTAGTTAGCACCTCTTCAGCGGCTCTGACCTTAGCAATATACTCATATACAGGTCGTAATTGCACTGTATCGAGCTCTTTAATAATGTCTAGGCTCTTAGTATCTTTCCTAACTTGGAGTGTCTCATCACCAATAGAGATAGCTTTAATAAATTTCAATGATTCGAAATGATAAACGTCGCTCAGAAGAGATTTGTTAGACGGATTATTTTTATACTTGCGGAGAATAAGACTATTAACGATGTGGTCATCGTCCATTGAAGGTGGTGCGAGGTGGAACGTAATATCATCAACTGTAGTACTCTCAGGAACTACCTCCAATTCAACGCCTTCGTTTCTCTCGAGCATCTTCTTAATATTGAACTCTATATTATCACTACTAGTAACAATATTATCAATATACCCTTTAAGTGCGAGCATAAAGTTAGTACGGTCAATAGTACTAAATACGGGTTGATATTCCTTAATATTCTTTTTAAGAATAGAGTACATCACGTTGTTAAATTCCAAGATAGCTAAAACAGGGCTGCTAGCGCTAGATGTAATATTCGCTACAGTTTCAATGATTTTAGATTGTTGTGCGAGTGTAATAGGTGCAATATCAACACTGCCTTTAAGTGTAGGTGAGAATACACTTATAACCTTTTTAGCTTTCTTAAGCTCTTGAATAATACTATTTACATCGGACATACCTATATTTACACGCCGCTATCTAGATTTCTACTGTTTTCAGCCTCAGCTTTCTCCTCCTGTTCTTTAGTATAGAAATTTAAATTAATTTTAAGCTCTGGTAATGTATAGTGTAGTAGGTCGTTACCCTTTAGATTCAAACGCTGCGTGATACTATACTCGAATTCATACATTTCCATTAAATCACTATTGAAAATTTCCTTCAGAAAGTATAGTATCGAGGCATTATACACATTGATTTCTGCACCGTTATCTAAAATAGCCACGCTACTCTTATCCCTGATATCGTTTATAATACCTACGACCTTTATAATATGTATATCGGTCTCGTTTAATATTAAGGTCTTTTCGTGTATTGAAAATCCATCTAAATTATTACCATTTACTTCATATAGATAATCTGCTACAGTAGCTGTAATATCCTTACTGTAAAAATACTTAGGTGTTCTGAATTTACACCCCTCGTATTCAAAAGCATCTTCATGAAAAATACCTATACATAGGTCCTTTAATGAAAAATTGACATCTCTATCGTCAATATTAAGTTTTAAGTCATTACCTAGTATAGAGTTTCTAATATATATTAATGCTTCAAATTTGTCGATAATATTGAGATCGAAACTCGATGATATACGTTGCGTAATCGCTTCAAAGCAATTATTAATCTCTTCGAGGTCATTAGATAGCAGCATCTTACATATATTCTTGTATTCAAGGTAAGATAGCTCCTTAAAGAAGACTAGGCCTCGCTGGAGAGGTATCGATAATTGACTTGAGACCATTAAAATATTTTATCAATCAAGTCAGGTAATGGCAAGTATAAATTATCCTCTAAGGTATAATTAGTATATGCCCACCTAGTATTATATGTCTCGAGTGCTTCACTATCATATGATAAATTTCTCGCATCGACACTTGTAGGTACACAGTTATAAAACTTCCATACCTTTCTAGGTACTTGTGATAGTTTCTGAAATGACCGTGTATACTGTACTATAGTTACATTCGTCTTAACATTTAGATCTGAGTCGCCAGGTCTAGCAACCATACCAGCGTGTGCACCTAATATAACCCATGGTCTGACCAGGCTATCGACGAATGAGGTATTGGTCTCTCTAAAGTTTATAGTAAGTGGTGAGAATTTTGCACGACCTTGTCCGACGAGGCCTGGAATATAACCCATGTTATTCGCAATTTCAGCATGGCCTGTCTGAAACGTATCATCCGGAATGGCAGCACCCTGCGCGAACATACAACCATTAATACCTTGGAACGGGTAAGATGTTAATACTGCTTTAGCTCTATCTACATCAAAACCTTTCTTATCCGCTTTTACTGGTTCAAGGTTCTGTATCACGTTGGAACGTAATCCACTCGGAAAACTGTCGAAGAAAATAATATACTGAGTTCTTAGCGGTATAGTACCTATCCACGACTCCATAGATTTTAAGAACGAATCTCTAAAACTAACTAACGGTACACCAGGTATATTAGTACCGAGCAACTGTACATTGGGTGCTCCTAAAGACCCGCCGAGGTTACCTTGGGTTACACTTTTTGCACCTTGTAGAAATTTGCCCGCCGCGTTAAGAATACTCATACACAAATATTTAAGCAAAAAAAAGCCGTACCTATATAGGTACGGCTCTTAAAGTTATAAAATAGATGTTATGAAGTCTTTCTATAATATTGGTAAGCAATAGTAACGGTAAAGGTTTGAACATCACCAGAAGCCGTTACATCGTAGGAAAGATCACCAACTGAACGTATACTAGCACCTACTAGTTGGTATTGTGCTTGCTTGTTTAATTCCTTATCTAACTGTACTAAGTCGATAACAGAATCAGCCTTAGGTGTGAAGTAGTTACCTGTGGATGTTGAATCGTCGAACGTATCATTAATAACCTGTTGGAACTTCTCATACAATTTATATGATTCGTCAGCTCTAAAGGTTAGAGAGTAACCAGCGGAGTTGTTATACTTAACAGTACCGGGTACATGAAAGTCTAACCCCATATAAGGTACCGTGACGTCCTGAATTGTTTTACCAGGTAGAGTAGCTGTTGTAGCATATATTAGATCATCTTCTCCAATAGATACATCACTGCCACTACCAAAGTCGATGTTAAGTACTCTGAACAAGTTGTTTCTTGCGAAATCTTTTGCTTGCGCCTGAGTGTAAAAGTCTTGTATTGTTTGTTGTACGTCTGCCATAACTAATTATATTTAATCTTTTCTCCACGATTTCGTTAAAGTATATACTAAAACGTTGAAATGAATCGTATAATTATTTAGTCTATGATGCATAAAAAAAGCCGACCCTATCGGATCGGCTTTTTGTTAAGGGTTATTACGGATATGGTTATTAACCAATGATCTCGTTAAAGTCTGTACCTGTACGGGTTGCATAGAAGTTAACAAGAATGAATTCAGCAGCACGAACCGGCTTTAAGTAGATATCTACTACCATCTCATTCTGATCAATAACGTCTGGTGTATTATTTCTTTCATCGCATACGATCAAGTAATCATACAATCCCTCAGTATTCTTAGCATTCTCGAATATTGGTGTGAGTGTATTAATGACTCTCGTTCTTGTGAGTAGTGTGTTAGGCTCGAACAAGAAGTACTTAACAGTATTTCTGGTTGCTTTCTCGAGATTCAAGAACAATCTACGTACATTAATTCTATCAAATGCTGTCGGAGCTGCTTGTAAGGTCTTCTGACCGAATGTTACAAAACCGTCACCTGGGAAGAATGCAACTGGGTTGACCGAGTTCTTATAAAGTTGGTCTCTTTGCTTCTGCTTCGGATATAGTGCAATATCATTAACACTACCAACTCTACCTCTAGTAAATCCAGCAGGCGCGAACCATGGTTGGAAGTTAGCATCTGTATTAGCCATTTGACTTGCAGCAGTACCAGAGAATGGTACCCATACTTGATCGTCTAATGAACTATCATAAACCTTACTCCAGCAAGCATATGTAGTAGAGTAACTTGAATTAAGAATAGTAGTAAAGGCTTGTACTGGCTTCGATACATTCAGGGAGAAGTTCTTGTCAGGATCATCTAGAGTCTTGAAGTTCCGTCCTTGTACGAATATAGGTCTAGGTAAATCGGCGATAAACAAATGATCCTTTCTTCGCTTCTCCGCAAAGTCGTTAAACCTATTGTAGATTGTCTTCCAGTTATCTCTATAAGTCTGTGCTTCTGAAGATATCTTAGTAATGTCTGATTTATAGAAACCGGACATTGCTGAAACATTAGTTAGATCATCGAAGTACTTATCGTCACCATTATCTTTTCTCGCAGCGTTAATAGTACCTAAGCCAGCCTCGATAGTAATATCTAGATCGAACACCTCAGGGTTTTCAATGGTATCAAGCAATCTATCAATCTTACGTGGTACACTACCTAGATCCTTTTGTTCTGCTTGTAAGTTAGCATTAGCATATGCACCTACAGTAAATAATGAGTCAGCTGCTCCTAGTTCATCAACCGCTCCGGATAATGTACTGAAGACGTTATTGGTAAGGGAGATGTTAATTGCGGAATTTGATCCAGTCC